CTTGCCGGGCAGTATCTGGTCGTGCAGCCGAGCGGGGCAAAATCCTGGGCGCTGCGATACCGCTGGGCGGGCAAGCCGAAAAAGCTGACCTTGGGCCGGTGGCCGATCATGGGCGTTGCCGCTGCGCGCGCCGCCGCGACCGAGGCAATCGAGGCGGTGGGGCATGGCAACGATCCGGGCGCGACCAAGAAAAGAGCCAAGGCCGAGCGGATCGAGGCGCAGCTATCCGAGCGCGACCTTATCAAGACGCTGTTGGGGGACTACGCGAAACGTCACCTTGCCAAGTTGAAGTCCGGGGCCGAGGTGAAGCGGCGGCTTGAAGTCGAGGTTCTGCCTCATTGGGGCGAGCGCGACATTCACGAAATCACCCGCCGTGACGTGCGCGACTTGCTGGATCGCGTCGGAGACAGCGGGCGTGTTACAACCGCTAACCGCCTGCGCGCCTACATTTCCGGTTTCTTCAATTGGGCGGTCGATCGGGACATTATCCGCGTTGCGCCGTCCCATGGCATCAAGGCCGTCGCGAAGGAAAAGAGCCGCGACCGGGTGCTGAGCGATGACGAAATCAGATGGTTCTGGCGCGCCTGCGACGATCTTGGCTTTCCGTGGGGGCCGCTTGGGCAAACCTTGCTACTGACGGGCCAGCGACTTGGCGAGGTTGTCGGGCTGACCGATGCAGAAATCAGCGGCGACACATGGCATCTGGCACCGGACCGGACCAAGAACGGGCGTGCCCATACCGTGCCGCTGTCCGAGGCTGCGAGCGCCGTTCTGGCGGGCGTGGAGCGCATCAAGAGCGCGCCGGGATATGTGTTCACCACGATCGGCGAAAGCCCCCTGAGCGGCTACTTCAAGGGCCGCAACCGCATTGCCGAACGCATGGCCGAGATTGCCAGCGAGGAAGCGGGCGAGCCGGTGGAAATCCAGCGTTGGACTTTTCATGACCTTCGGCGCACGGCGGCAACCGGCTTGGCGAGGTTGGGCATTCCGGTGCGGGTGACAGAGGCGGTGCTGAATCATGTGAGTGGCACGGCGGCGGGGATCGTGAGCGTTTACCAAAGGCACGATTACGCGGACGAAAAGCGGGCGGCGCTGGACGCATGGGCGCGGCTGGTGGCCGATCTGGTCGAGGGACGCGCCGACAACGTTATCAGGATCGAGGAGGCGCGGGCGTGATGGAATTTGCAGAGTTTCGGGACATCGCAATTCAGACATGGTTGCGCGGTAATGGTGCGCAATTAGTGGAACTGATCAGGCGCAACAAACTGAATGAAAAGGAGCGCGAATTCGTCGCGCGAATAGTGAGCGGTGACGCTCCAAAGCGCGCGGCGGGACGGAAAAGAACCTCCGCGAAGCCAATGCGGACTGGGCTTATTCGTTTTTGGCGCAGAGACGTTGACGGATGGCAAGAAAAGGACGCTGTTTATAAGGACATCGAGATTATCTTGGGAATAAAGAATGCAATGGCGCGTAAGTGGTTGAAACAATTGGATGCGCCGGAAACCTTAGGGCAGGTGGAAATAACCTGTCTTTTTCAATTCAACCTTCGTGAGCGTCAGATGGCGATATCGTCTGGCGACCCTGAACTGATTGACATTTACAGGGCAATCGACCTGAAACCTATTTCCGATAAATAGGTGCACCTGATTCGTTAGTATCAGACCGCAACAACGCGCTAATAGTCATGCCGTGAGCACCGAAAGGATCATGGTATGACGACCGAAACCAACTGCAATCCGCACCGCCGCATCCCGGCGGGAACCGTGAGGGAAATGTGCGGCGGAGTCAGCTTGATGACGCTGCACCGCTGGCTCAATAACCCTGAACTGGATTTTCCGCGACCGCAATACATCGCGCGCCGCCGTTATTGGCGCGAAACCGATATCGTCAATTGGTTGGAAGCGCGCGAGGTCGCGGCCTGATGGTTTATGAGGCTGGCCCAAAGCGGCGTGATGCGTGATTTTTCGGAAATGGCAATTCACCTGGATCAGCATCGGGCCGAGTTTCCCCATGATCGGGCGGACCGCTTGCCAACTGAATTTGTCTGGCGTGACCCGGCCAGCATCCCCCCGCGCCCGTGGGTCTATGGGCGTCACCTGATCCGCAAGCAAGTATCGGTGACGGTCGCACCCGGCGGCGTCGGCAAATCGTCTCTGACGATTTGTGAGGGGCTGGCGATGGCATCCGGTCGGGAACTGCTGGGGGACTGGACCGCCAAGGGCCTCAAGGTCTGGATATATAACCTTGAAGACCCGCGTGACGAAATGGATCGGCGCATCATCGCAGCGATGCAGCACCACCACGTCGGCCCCGAGGAAATCGCGGGGCGACTCTATGTGGACACGGGCCGGGAACGCGCCCTGAGCACGGCCATTCAAACCCGTGAGGGCGTCCAAATCATCAAGCCGGAAATGGACGCGCTGGCCAATGAGATCGAGGCGCGGGAAATCGACGTGCTGGTGATCGACCCTTTCGTGTCATCGCACCAAGCGTCCGAGAACGACAACGGCGCTATCGACCTTGTGGCAAAGGAATGGGCGCGTCTGGCGGATCGGTGCAACTGCGCAATCGAACTGGTCCACCACACCCGCAAGACCAATGGCGAGGAAGCGACGACCGAAAGCGGGCGCGGCGCATCTGCCCTTCTGGCGGCGGCGCGTTCAGGTCGGGTGCTCAACAAGATGAGCGATGACATGAAAGCCGAGGCTGGGGTGCGGGATGATCCGGCCACCTACTTTGCCATTACCCGCGATAAGGCAAACCTTGCACCCGTTGGGGATCGTGTCTGGCGGCGCATGGCGTCGGTGCATCTTTCCAATGGCGATAGCGTGGGCGTGGCCGAAGTCTGGGAATGGCCCGACACTTTCGATGGCGTGTCGGTCGATGATCTGTTGTCGGTGCAACGCGCGTTGGACGGCAAGGGGCGGCGTTACTCCGATCAGGCAGGCGACGATTGGGCAGGCGTGACCGTGGCCGAGGTGCTGAGCATGGACGCCACGGCAGACCGCAAGCGCATCAAGAAGATGATCGAGGCGTGGCTGAAATCTGGTGCGCTGGTGAAGGCTGAGAAAATTGGCCCGATCCGCAAGCCCGTCCCGACATTGGAGGTTGGCGAATGGGCAACCGTATGAAGTGCGTCACCACCACGAAAACAGTGGTGATGCAGGGTGACGCAAACACCAATGAAAACAGGTGCGTCACCACCACCACCCCTAAAGGGGGGGTGGGTGGTGGTGATGCTGCGTCACCTGTTCGGCGCGAGGTGGTGCGCAATCTGGTCCCAATGCCGCCGCTTGCATTCACGGGGAGGGTCGCGGTGCGGGCTTTTCCCTTCGCGCTGTGCCGATCGGGGGTGCTGAAATGAAGTCCTCAACCAAGGCAATCCGGTTTCTTGAAAGCCTGAGCATTCCCGAGGGGCCGAAGGCTGGCCAGTTGGTGAGGTTGGCACCTTTCCAGCGGCAATTCGTCAAGGGTGCCTTGGCGGACGGGGTGAATGTTGGTGTTTTGTCGGTCGGGCGTGGTGCTGGCAAGTCGGCCCTGTCGGCGGGCATTGCTCTTGGCGCGGTCATGGGCGTCTGGGATCGTCAGCCCCGGCGTGAAATCCTGATAGCGGCCCGGACGCGGGATCAGGCGCGCATCGCGTTTGACTTCGTGGTGGGCTTCATCCGGTCGCTTCCCGAGGATGAGCAAGCGGCCTTCACGATCCGGCGCAGCCCCCGGCTTGAGGTCGAGTATGACGGCGACGGCGGCGGGCACTTTGTCCGGGCTATTGCGGCGGACGGCAAGACGGCGCTGGGCACGGCCCCGACGCTGGTCTTGATGGACGAGCGCGGGCATTGTGGCAGGCCGATCAGGGGGACGCTCTTGAGCATGCCTTGCTGTCTGGCCTGGGGAAGCGTGGCGGGCGGGCGCTGATAATCTCGACCAGTGCGGCGGACGATGCGCACCCGTTTTCTGTCTGGCTGGATGAGGAAGCCGAGGGCGTTTATCGGCAAGAGCACCGACCCCCACCCGGCCTTCCTGCGGACGATCTGGAAAGCCTCAAGCTGGCCAACCCCGGCGCGGCCCATGGGATAGGATCGAGTCTTGACTGGCTGCAAGGGCAGGCGCGACGGGCTATCCAGCGTGGTGGTAGCACCCTGACGTCATTCAGGCTCTATAACCGAAACGAAAGGGTTTCCGGTGAAAACCGCGATGTGCTGCTAACGGTCGATGAATGGCTATCCTGCGAAACGGCGGACTTGCCACCCCGCCAAGGTCAGGTGGTCATCGGGATCGACCTTGGCGGCTCTGCCAGCATGACGGCGGGGGCGTTTTATTGGCCCGAGACGGGGCGGCTCGAGGCGCTGGGCACCTTCCCGTCAAAGCCTTCCTTGTTGGACCGGGGCCAAAATGACGGCGTGTCCGGGCGCTATGTCGAAATGCAGGACCGGGGCGAGTTGTCCACCTTGGGCGACCAGACGGTGCCCGTCGCGCCTTGGCTGGTTAATGTCATGGCCCATGTGGAAGGCGAGACGGTCGCGGCGATCACGGCGGATAGATATAAACAGGCCGAGTTGGGCGAGGCGATTGATCGCGCTGGCATCAGGTGCCCGATCATCTGGCGCGGGCAGGGCTTCCGGGATGGTGGCGAAGATTGCGAGCGGTTCCGCCGCGCGGCCTTTGACGGCAAGGTGCAAACCGCCCCGTCGCTGTTGTTGCGATCAGCTTTCGCGGATGCGGTCACGTTGCGCGATCCGGCGAACAATTTGAAATTGGCAAAGGCACGGTCCACGGGCCGGATCGACGCGGCGGCGGCCACCGTCCTGGCGGTCGCTGAGGGTGCCCGGATGATGGGCCGACCCGCTCACAAGGGGGGGCGCATCGCATGGGGCTGAAAGAGCACAAGCGGCATTCGGCCAAGGTCACGCGCGGCGCGCGCTGGAAGGCGCTGCGGATGCAGGCGCTGGAGCGCGGCGATTGGAAATGTGTCCAGTGTGGCACCCGGCACCGGCTGGAATGCGACCATATCGAGGCGGTCAGGACGCGGCCAGACTTGGCCTATTCGCTATCCAACCTGCAAATTCTGTGCGGGCGCTGTCATGCCCGCAAGACCCGAATTGAGGTTGGCCTTGGCCAGCCCAATCCCGCCCGTGAGGCGTGGAAGTCCCTGCTGCGAGAAATGCAGCGCAACCCCAACAAACGCGAGGTTTGAGCATGTTGGATTCTGTGAAAATTGCACGGCGGCAAAGCGAAATCCGCCAGAAACTTTCGGAACTGGTCGGCAAGGAAAAGCCGTCCGAGGATGAAACCCGTTCGATGGACGAAATGGATCGGGAATATCGCGCCAATGAAACCCGTTATCGTGCGGCGCTTGTGGCCGAGGATACCGAACGCCGGGAAGCCGGGGCCGATCTGGAAACCCGCGACTCGAAAGAATGGGCCGACATGCTTGGCCGATTCGAGGTTCGGCAGGTGGCAATGGCGCTTGACCACGGGCACCAGATCGACGGCGAGACCGGCGAGATCGTGTCCGAAATGCGCAGCAAAGGGCAATATCAGGGCATTCCAATGCCGCTTGAAGCTCTGGAGGTGCGCGAAACCGTATCCACCGGCGTTGTGGATCCCAAGGCAACGCGCGGCATTTTCGATCGGCTGTTTCCGACAAGCGTTGCGGCGCGGCTTGGCGTGGCGTCTGTCAGCATTCCCTTTGGATCGGTCGAATACCCGGTTGCAACGCAAGGTGCAGTGGCAGGCTGGGCGGCAACCGAGGGCGGCGACGTGCCAGCGGCAACCGCGTTTCAGACCACCGAAACCGTGCTTTCGCCGGACCATACATTGGGCGCGCACATGCGGATCAGCCGCAAGGCATTGAAGCAGACCGGCGGGCTTGAGGAGGCTATCCGGCGCGACATGGCGGCGGCGATCGGTGCCGAGTTGGACCGGGCGATTCTGGTCGGAGACGGGCTTGGCGGCGCGCTGACGGGCCTTGTCGGGCTGGCGAGCGGCGCAGGCGTCTGGGCGGCGACGTGGGCAATCGTGCGCGCTGAGATTGTCACGTTCATGGAGGCCAACGCGATCAGCGACCCGGCTTCGGTGCGCATGGCCATCACGCCTGCCATGTGGTCGGCGCTTGATGATGCGATCTGGGACGCTGGTTCGGGCATTACCGAGTGGCAACGCTTAACCGGTGGCGCGGGTGCGCCCGTGCTGGCAACGCAATTGTCGGCCAACACGGCTCTTCTGGCGGTGACGGCGGGCGGGCTGGCACCGGCCTATCTCGGGTTGTGGGGCGGCGTTGACGTGATCCGCGATCCTTACAGTGACGCCACGTCTGGCGGGCTTCGGATCACCGGCTTGCTGACTGCTGATCTGGCGGTGCCGCGCGCGGTGCAGTTGCGCAAGCTGGCGGCAGTCTGATGCTGTTCGGCGGCGTAGCAGGCGGCGGGCTGGAGCTTCGCCGCAAAGCGGGTGGAGGCGTCCGGCTTGCCGGACGTTTCCCCTACAATTCACGCGCCACCCTGTCGGATGGCGGCAGGACCGGCAGGCCGCGCAAAGAGGCTTTCGCACCGCTCGCTTTTCGTCATTCAGTTGAGACCATGCAGGAGGTGCATTTGCTGGTCGGGCATAGCTTCGACCGCCCGCTTGCCAGTCGTGGCGCGGGCACCTTGAAGCTGACAGATACGCCCGCCGCGCTCACTTTCGAGGCGGATATTTCGCCAGAAATTGAAAGTGTTTCGTTTGTGCGGGACGCCCTGGCACTGTTGGCGGCAGGGCAGATTGCGGGCATATCGCCCGGCTTTCGTATCCCGCCCGAGCGGACGGTGCCAAATGCCGAGGTGGTGACAGAAGAAGACCCGGCAGAGGGCAACGCGCTGATCCGCACGATCAACGAGGCGATCTTGTTCGAACTTAGCCTTGTGACGCGCCCGGCCTATCCCGAGACGCAAATTGAGGCGCGAAACTGGCAACCCGGCAAGCTGGTTCGGCCCGTGCCGCACCCGTCGGCTCGATGGAGGCTCTGATATGGCTGCTACGTTAAAAGAAGTCGAGGCAACCCCGGCCAGCTATCCAGCGTCACCGGCTGGCCTGTCACCGGCGGCGGCGGCGCTGGATCAGGCGGCGCTCTGGCAACGGATCGAGGCTTATTGCCGGGTGCGCTGGACGGTGCGCGAAGTCGTCTGGCTGGTCGAGGGTGAAGGCCCGTGGGAGGCCCCGCTGGAGCCGTCCGCCCTGAACATGGTCGAGGTCTGGGAGCGCGGCGCATGGGGTGAGTGCACCCCGGCGGCGTCCCCCTGGGGCGGGCATGATCTGCCCGGTGATGGCCCTTACCGGATCACGGCGGACGTGGGCGGCGCTGACGTGCCAGCGGCTGTCAATGAGGCGTTCCGGCGGCTTGCCGAATACCTGGCGGACGCGACGGATCGGTCGGGCGTGTCAAACTATTCCGTCAGCCTGGGCGGCGATATCGAGGAATCGTATCAGCGCAATTCGGCCTGGGTGGCGCGGGCGATGGACCTGAGCGGCGCGGCGGACCTGCTGCGGCCATACAAAAGGAGGGCCTGAAAATGTGGCCATTCAAGCGAAAGACTGAGCCGGTAAACGAAACGCGGGCCAGCGCAAGCGGCTTCACGGCCGAGATAATGGCGGCGCGTGAAAGCTATGTCTCCGGGCGGCGCGGCATTGCCGAACTGACGGCCACGGCACAAGGCGCTGTGACGCTCTGGGAGGGCGGTCTGGGGCTTGCCGATGTATCTGGCACCGACCTGCTGGACCGGCGTTCCTTGGCGCTGTGCGCGCGGTCGCTGGCCCTGCGGGGCGAGGCTCTATTCCTGATCAGGGAAGCGGGGCTTGTGCCGTGCTCTGACTGGGATCTGAAAACCCGCGATGGGCGGCCCACGGCTTACCGTGTGTCTGTCTCCGAGGCGGGCGGCGGGCGGTCTGAAACTGCGCTTGCGGCTGAGGTGCTGCACTTCAGGATCGGCTGCGACATGGCTGCGCCCTACTATGGCACGGCACCGCTCAAGCGGGCGCAACTGACGGCGGGGCTGTTGAGCGCGGTCGAGACGGCACTTGCCGAAATATTCGAGACGGCACCGGTGTTTGTCAAAGGAGTTGTCCGCTGATTTCATGCGGCGTCTCTGGT